TCGTGGTGGACAAGCTCCTTGAGCCTCCGCTTCGGGAAGATCAGGTAGCAGGTTCCACTTGTCACTCCCGGGTACGTGAACGTATCCGACCCGCGCGTGATGCTCTCGCCGTCGTAGTAGATGATCGTGTCGATCGGGACGTTCGGGAGCGGGTTGCCCTGTGCATCGTTGACCGGCGTGAGGAGCGCGGTCTCGATCTGGAAGCGGTTGGTCTCCGAAGCCAGAAGCACAGTGCCAACACGGCGCGGCGTTGCGCTCACCGTTGCCGTGTACGCCGCCTGGAACGTCAGGTGCGTCTTGGTGTTGAGATCCGCACCGGCCGTGGTGTCCGCAGCCGTGGCGTTGCCGCCCGAGTACGAACCACCGATGATCGGCGACAGATGCAGATGGTTGAGCAGCGCGTTGTACGCACGCCCAAACGCCTGGTTCTGAAGCTCGATGTTCCACGTCCGATCGAACTCGATCATGTCCTCCGTCCACTCGAACCCAGCCGCGTAGGTCTGGATCGAGCCGAGCGCCGGGACACCCTTGGCAAGCGTGCCGAACTCGACCTCGCCACCCTCAAACTTCTGAAGGAAGACGACGTTGGCACTGAGCGTGTATTCGTCAAGCTGGTACACACCGCCAGGGAAGCCACCGGCCGGAGCGATGCGGTCGTACAGCGGGCCGTAGAGGAGCGGGATGTCCGCAAGCCCGAAGGCCACATCGATCCGCACCTTTTCAAGCAGCGCCATCTGACCCTGCGCGGTGTCGATCATCTCCTTGATGATCGGCTTGTCACCGCGCCGCTTCTCAGGGAAGCCGAAGTAGTCAAGACCGCCGTCCTTGTGCATGGCGTCCAGCACCATCTCGTTCAGGAGGACGTTCTTGCCGTTCCGCTGCCCCTTGTCGATCATCTCGGCCACGAGCCGCTTGTGGTCATCCGGGTGGATGACGTTCCAATACTGCTCGTGACGGAACTGCGGGTGAACCTTGGTAGCCACTTTGGTTGCCCTCCTTTCTTAGATCAGGTTGAGGACGCGCACCTGGGCGTACCCAGCGGCGTTCTTGGTTGTCAGGAACTTGACGCACGGAAGCTGACCGGCCGCACCCGAGAGTGCGAGGTTCGTGTCGCCCCGCTGGAACGTCGTGTTGTCCTGCGTGGCCCAGTAGCCAGGCTGGCCGACCGCAGGCGAGATGCCGCTTGGCACCTTGACCGAGTAGATGGCGTTCGTGTCCATCTCCCAGGCGAGGTTGCGATCCGTCTGCGAGGCATCCTTGGCACCGATCGCACAGCCGTTCCATCCGCCGACGCGGTACAGGTCGTAGTCGTTGATGACCTGGCCCGCAGGCGCGGCGGCATCGAATGCCTTGCCGTCACTGATTCTCTGACCCACAGCTTGTCACCCCTTCCTACGACTCGTCCTGGTTGAACTCGGCCTCGCGCTGCTCGAAAGCCGACTCGACGGTGACGTAGCTCGCGCCCGACTCCTGGTAGAGCGAGCGAAGCTCGTCCAGCGCGTCCAGGTCGTCGGCTTCCGCGATCTGCGCCTTCCAGTCCTCCGCACCGAAGGACTTGGCGGCATCGACCTTGGCAGCCCGCTCGGACTGGCGCTGCTCCTGGTCGGCCTCGTACTCCTCGACGCGCGACTTCACCGCGTCGAAGTTGCCGGAGACGGCAAGACCGTGCGCGCGGGCCTGCGCGACCCAATCGGCCTTCGTCCAGTCGTCCCGGTCTTCGGGTGCCATGCGCGTCTTGGCAGATGCCGCCTGCGCCGCCGCCGCGCCACGCGCCGTCTCGGGGTCGGGCTGCCCGGCCGTGAAGTCGGGCGGCTCCAACTCGCGAAGCTCCGGCGAGTGGACGGTCATCGTCGTCTCGATGGGCTGATCTGCCAACCCCTGCTCGACGGTGGCCGAGCGGCCGTAGTCCTCCGCGTGCGTGACGGGGGACTTGTCGATTGAGAGGTTGACGCTTGCGCTTGCCGCGGCCGGGTTGTTCGGATCGGTGAACGCGCCCATGGGCACGACCACGCGGTTGAGGGTCGTCACGTCCTGTGCCTCCTCCGTTGGGCCGAGGGCCGGATGGAACTTGTCATGCACGGACATGTCCTGCTCGTTTCCGAAGTCGCGTGCCTCGTCGCGCTCCACGTCCGGCCCGGTGTTCGTTGCTGTCTTGGGACTCACTGTGCCTCCTTCCTACGAGCCGAGGGTGACGCGCTCCCGCTGCACGCCGTAGTCCTTCAGTGCCGCGTCGGACGAGCCGCTGCTGCGTGACAAGTCCTCGCGCCGACGCACGTTCGGGGGCTGCATCTCCCCCACGACGTTCTTCACGATGTCGTCCTTGTCGAAGGAAGCGTCCACCATCTCGCCGATCAGCTTCTCGGCATCCTCCGGCTTGGCATCCGCGATCTTCGTCTCCATCTCGCCCATGGGCAGGAGACGCATCACGAGCGCCCGCTTCGCCACCGAGTCGTCGTCGTCGCCCGGCAGCTTCTCCTTGAGGAGCTTCTCGACGGCGGTGCTGACGGTGACCTTCGCCTTGTCACCCACGCGCATCTTCAGTTCCTCGACCTTCGTGAGCAGATCGTCCGCCTTGGCAGGATCGAGGCCGACGGCCTCGCACACCTTGCCAAGAAGGGTCTGCGCCTTCTCGCCTTCCTTGACCTTGCCGTCCATCTCCGCGATGGTGGCGTCCTTGTCCCGTGTGGCCTCCGCGACGAGGAGTGCGTAGCCGTTGGGGTTCTCGGCCTTGAACTCCTCGGGAGTCACCTGGCTCAGTTCCTTCGCCATGTTCGTCTCCTGTTCTCCTGTGACAGCGACTACCGAGGAGCTTGGCATGCCCTCGGCCAGCTTCCGTGCCCAATCCAGATGCTTGAGCACGAAGTTCCGAACCTCGACGCCACGGCCGGGGATCGGCACTTGCTCACCACGCCCCCACCATGAGATGCCGCGAACGGCCTTGGCAGGGATGTAGGTGCGCACATCCGCTCCGGGGAGGTTGTACCCCGCAAAGTACGCGGTGGTCACCATCTCTCCGAGGCGATCCTTCTGGCGCGACGGCTCCTTCTTGGCAGTCGCCGCAAACCACGTCGTCTGAGGCTTCGGGAAGATTGTCGCCTCGTCCTCGTCCTTGATGTGGCCGAGATGACCGACCGGCTGAAGCGCGTTGCACTGTGCGACGATGGACTCCACTTCCTTGGCAGTCCAGAGACGCTTCGATCCGCTCCACCCTTCCTCCACGCGCACGACGGGGAACTCCGGCGACTCGTCCTTGGCAGCCGCCGCGAGAGCGGCTCCTGTGGCGCTCGCGCCGGGGATGAAGTTGTCGAGCTTCTGGATCGAGTTGCCGTCGATCATCTCCGCGATCATGCCAACCTCGTACTCGCCGGTGGTCATCTCACCGAGAGAAGTTGACCTGTCCGCCTTGGTCGTGACTTCCATGGCTACGTTCCGCTCTTGCGGTTCCTGATGCCGCCAACGACACCCGGAGGCTTGATGACCTTGCGGCCACCGCCGGTCGGCTGCGGATCACGCTTGGTACTCCGCGAGATGGTGGCAGGCGACGTGAAGCCGCCGAGGCTCGTCGTCACACCCTTGGCATCTGTGTAGCCGAAACCACCTGGTGTACCCGGCCCTTTCGCCTTGATGAGCGTGCGAATGGTGCGTCGTGCAAGCACGGGCCAGCGGAACGCACGCGCGGGCCAGTTCTGCACCCGCATGGGAACGCCGGGCTGACCTGCTCTGCTTCTGACCTTGATGCGTGCCAAGCTACTTCCTCCCTCCTCTGACTCGTACTCGTCGGTTGTTCGAGCCGGACGCCGCATAGCGTGGCCCGTAGATGCCAGGGATGCCGACGCCACCCCTGGCCAAATGTGTGCTACCGCGCAGGAACTTCACGCGCTTGACAACCTTGACTGCCATCAGCGCCGCCGCCTTCGCCGCCCGCGAACGCCAACCAGGCGCAGAACCTTGACGGCATTCGCGCGCAGAGCCTTGGCAGGTGATGCGCAGACGACGCCTGGGTTTACCAAACTGATCTGCGGCATCTTGTCACCTTCCTTTCCGTCTGCGGGTGTAAGCGCGTGCCCTCATGGCTGCACGCTGCTTCGGATTGCGCCGATGGCGCTTGGCAGTCGGCGTGCGCCGCCTGCGGATGCTGCGTGGCCTGCCACGCTTCACGACTTGCTCGCTGAAGTCGTGGCAATGGCCTTCTTGGCAGATGACGTACCACCCTTGCCGTTTGACGATGCGTTGCTCGGACTGTCGGGAGCCGGAGCCGGAATCTCCGGCACGACGTTGCTCTTGGCAAGCGCCTTCTCGACAGATGGCGCGTTCACTTCCGCGAACAGTCCGGCGAGAATCTGGATCACTGTCTCGTCCGCGATCCACTCGTGCGCCGCGGCGATGTCGGCTGCCAAGACCAACTGCTGCACAGCCTGCGCCTTGGCTGCCAGGTCTGCGATCCGCAGCGCGGGCCACGTAACGCGAACGGTCACCGGCTCCTTGCCTGTGGCTGCCAAGGCCATCTTGGCAAGCATGACGACGAACTCACCGAAGTTGATGCGCTTGCGGTTCATCTTCTTCTCGAAGGGCTGCACGGTCGCGTCCTTGTCCTGTGCGCCCTGATCCTTGAGGATGGCCCACTTCGGCGTCTCGCCCGCGATGCAGATGCACTCGATCAGGAACTCCAAGAGCGTCTTCGAGTCGCCAAGCACAGACTGCGCCTCGATGAAACCGGAGTCCTCCTCCGAGTTGAGCAGGTAGACCGCGCGACCTGCCAAGTCCACTTGCGCGTCCTGCTTCAGTTGCCCATTCTCGTCCAGCGCGGCGGGAAAGTTATGCCGCAAGAACGGGTAGATGTCCTTGAGCTTGAAGAACGCCTTGGGGATCGAGTGGTACTTGTGCGCCGTCAGCGCTTGCAGGAGCACATCGTGGAATGCCTGAATGAACGGAAGGATCGGCTCGATGTCCGACTGGCCACCACCGAGCGCTGCGTCGTACTCGTTGTAGCAGGGCCACATCGGGACGAAGCCAAAGCGGTTGGCAGCACGCCAGGTTGTCAGTTCACGGCTTTCCTTCTTGTCGTAGAAGCGGTACTCCTCCGGCGTGATCGTCTCGATGATGTGGTGCTCCTCCATCCTTGGCAGGTCGCCGCGTGTGCGCTCCTCGTCAGTGCGCTCATCCACCATGATCCAGTGGTTGACCGTCGCGAGCGCAATCAGGTCGGGGTCGGTCGGATCGAACTGGATGTCCACCGTCTCTGGCGGCAGACAGTCGATCTTGCCGTGCATGCGATCCTGTTCCGTGAACAGCGGGTTTGTCAGGTTCGGCTGCCGGTACCTGACAACCACCTTCGAGTCGCGCACCGCGTCACGCCAAACCTGCTGAAGCTGCGGTGCCCAATGCTCGTGCAAGCACTCGTTCAGCCAGGCATCCGTGTCACCGTTGTCGCTTGTCACGTTGGGGATGCCGACGTACTCGACTGTCAGGTCGATCAGCGGACGCACGAAACCTGCGCCAAGGTTGTACTGCGGGTTGTCATTCCGGTAGAGCGCGCGTGACAAGTCGTAGGTCACCTGAGTGCCATACGACACCGGCCGGTGGAAGAAGGACACGTTGAACAGACCACGCAGGGCCGTCCACGAAGCTGACAAGCCCAAACTGCGCGAGATGTCGATGGCCTGCTCACCGATCCAGCGTGTGAGCCTATTCGGCATGAGTCACGTCCTTGTCAGTGTGCTCGGCAGTGAGCGAGAACAGTTCGTCCATGATTTCGGCGGCCCGATGAAGAACCTCCGGCGGTGCGCCTTCTGCCAAGGCTTCGAGGATGCCCGACTTGTCAACCAACTGGACTTCGCTCTCCTTGCGCACGGTCGCGGCCGACTTGGACTCGCTCTTGTTCACCTTCGTCAGACCGATGCGATCCAGGTACTCGGCAATCGCTTGAATCGCAACCTTGTCATCGTCCGTGTCACGGGCGATGTTCGCGAGCATGTCCAGCATCTCGAAAGCTCGGGTCTGACCGTACTTGACCGCTGCGTCCACCATGTCCTCTTGCAGCTTGGCAGCGTAGTCCTGCATTTCTTGTTCCTGAAACCACTTCTTGATGACATCGGTGGTCAGGTCGAGTTGCTTGGCAATCTCGGCGTAGGGGTAGCCGGACGCCTTGTAGTGGCACGCCAACTCACGCTTGAGGCGGCGGTCGAAGGCGTCCAGGTTTTGCTCGCTGACAGCAACGCGCGTGACACGCGATCCGCGCTTGGCAGCACGCCGCATGTTGGCACGAGCTTGGGCGAGCGACTCAGGCTTCTTCCTAGCCATCGTCGTACCACCTTCCTCCTACGGGCTGCGGAGTCGCGATGAGGCCACCTGCGGCTGCCAAGACAGCGCCGACATCGGCCGGGATCAGAAGTGGGGCAGTCTTGAAACTGGCTACCAAGCCGAACATGCCGCTGTGATGCCAGTGATCCGGCTTCTTGCCCTTGTCACCCTTCGTGTTGACCCACCGAGCTACCTCGCGCTCCTGCGCGTCGGGTTGCTCGACACGAACCATCGAGAAGTGGTGACCGTACCACTCATTGTAGGTGAGCTTTGGCAGTAGCGCGCCCATCTCACGCGCCTCGGCCGGTAGCTCCACGTTGCCGTCCATGAACTGCTTGATGTAGGAGTCGAAGGCCATCGTGCGGTCGATGTTCACCTTGGTAGGCTCACCATAGGTCGGCTTGATGAAGTTGGCAGTCTCATGCTGTTCCGGCCGATCCTTCTCGAAGCCCATCCAGAACCGCTCCGGGTACTTCTTGCTCAGCGCTTCGACCTGTTCCTTGTCAGGGTGCGCATCGCAGACCACGAGCCAGTTCGAGAGCTTCTGAAGAACATCCTCATCGAGCCGCTGCCACTTGGTCTTGTCACCCCTGCCGGTGATCGTGTGAATCTGCCACAGGCGCAAGGTGTTGTCCGCTGTGGAGTGGCGATTCCAGATCGTGACGTAGAGAACATCGTGCCCCACGTCGATGCCGATGAACAGTTGGCCTTGGTATGGCCCACCAAGCGTGTAGCCGCGACGGCACTTGTCCAGTAGCTCGGGCGTGAA